CCTGCGCCAGCGTCTTGGCAAACGCCTGGGCAGTGGTGCAAGCAAAGCAGGCCTTGTAGCGGGGGTTGCGCTTGAGGAACGTGGCGTGATCGTCGATGCTGGCCTGCCAACTCGGATACTTGCGCCAAAGGGCTGGCACCACCACCCACTGCCCCTTGATGAACTCCTTGGTGTTCAGGGTCAGGGTCTGACCGCGCCAGAGGCTATCAGCTTTGATGCCGAAGAGGTTGTTGCCGTTCCTCGCAAGGCCAGATTCTCCCCAGGCAGATTCAAGCGCGGCCTGCGCGATCGTGATGCTGGCAGGAACACCCGTGGCTTTGAATGACGCGACTGCGGCCGTGGTGAGCCGCATGATGAATTCACTGGGATTCACAGCATCCCCTTCACTTCCTTGGCCACCTCGTCGATCGAGTCATCCCGACGCTTGTCGATGAACGCAAAGGTCCAACGCACCATTGCCCACCCTGGCAGGCCACACGCAAAGATCAACCCACCCAAGGCACACAGCCCCATGGTTGAGAACGCCCAGTGGTGCAGTCCAAAGTGCTCGACGGTCATGGCGCCACCGCCGATGCTGGACACCACGGTGCTGATCAGCCCAACGGCCCACTCCCGTTTGTTGCGAGGTGGCGTCATCAACATGACCACCACTGCAGCCAGGGTGGCTCCACTGGCTGCCGCTGCGGCGGTTCCACCAAATGCTTTGTAGGCCACCGCTGCTCCGGCGACCCCGCTGCTTGTAGGTTCTGGCATTCGTTTCTCCAAAAGAAAAGCCGCCAGGGCGAACCATGGCGGCGGTTTAAAAACGGTACGGTCAGTTCAGGCTGCGACGACCGGGATCGGAAAGACCCTGGGCGGTCTATCTCGCGATGGTTTCACCTGCTCAGAAAATCCAAAGATGTCCTTGCGGTCATCTCGCAGCTCGCCTTCGATGTGAAATGGCACCAGCCCAGTGAGAAACTCGATACCGGCGGCAAAGATGGGCACTGCATCAGAGAAGGCGTTATCGCAGGACCGATCCCACAGGGGACCTTCCAAGAACATGCAGGAGCCTTGACAAATCTGCAGCATCGGGCAGCTCGGGCAGTTCTCTCTCTTACTCCAGTGCGTAGCGGTATTGAGCTTGACGGCAGCCAAGTCCGACACATGGCCGATGTGGTGGGGCTGGCCATTGGGCGCGGTGCTGGCCGCGCTCACGTTCTGGCAGGTCAGCACGTTGCCGCGCAGATCGACGGCGATGCTCTCCGTCTTGTCCATGCCGCACTTTTGGCCCAGGCTGGATGCCGGACGGCGGCTACGGATGGAGTTGACGAAGCTGGCCGTCTTGCTACTCACCGCCTGGACGTTTGCCGCTTGGCCGGTACGGATTTCGTGGAAGGCCAAATTTCGGTAGGCGTGCAGTTCACCTGGCCGCAGCGAATGGGCAATGCCTCCCTCGTCATAGGCGTCGACGAAGCTGCCCTCTCCGATGGGCACCGCTGGATCGCCGGTCAGCTCGATGAAAAAGCGCTGGATGGCCGCGCGCGATGCGTTCTCGCGGTTGACCATCGCGTTGAAGCTGATGCGCCGCTGTGGGGCAAGGCGAGCGTACAGCGCCATGATGGCGGCGCGCTGCTCGGGGTCCTGCAGCGGGTCGGGGCCACGCACAGGCTGGCCAGGACCATCGTGCGATATACCGACACTGAACCCCATGCGATCGAGCCAGTCGTTGATTTCATCGTTGAGCAGTGAGCCATTGGTGATGACGGACAGTTCAGCGTTGGGGAACTTGGACCGGATGGCCTCGGCCAGGGGGCGCATGGTCTTGATGTAGACCAGGGGCTCGCCACCCCAGAACTCGACCTTCTCGGGCGGACTCGTCACCCAGCTATCGAGGCCGTCGACGAAGGCCTGCACATCGCCAGGATTGGTCTCGTCAGCACGCGGTACAAAACGCTGCGAGCAGTATTCACACGCGTAGTTGCACGACAAGCCCAGGCTAATCTTGAGCACGCGCGGACTGGACTTGGCCAGCGGTGTCTGCTTGGAGACTGCGGGAGCATTTGCGCGTGCTACGACTTCGACTGCCTGCACCAGTGACTCACCTGATTCGCTGGTCAGCTCGCTGGTAGCGTTGTCGTAGTGCAAACGGGCGCGTTGGCCATTGGCGGGGTTAAAGGCAGTGAGAATGAATTTGGTCATCAGACGGCTCCGTCGCGTGTAGCGAAGTAATCGGCCTGCGCTTGGCGCAGCGAAGTTTTGAAGGACATGACGCTCGCGACGGTTTGTTCGTCGGTCTTGCCAGCATTGGCGCTGGCATCGTCGATGATGTGCTGGACCTGCTCGACCAGCCCGATGGCCTCATGGCCAGGCACCAGCCCAGCCAGCTGAATGACCAGTGCGCTGAGCAGGTCTACCTGCTTCTCCAGGGAGGCCAGACTGTCAAGCGGGTTTATCTTGCGCAGGAGTTCGATCTTGGCCAGGTTGCGCGTCCCCAGCTTGTCGCTCCCCGGGAAGATGCCTGGCAGAACATCTCTTGGCTTGCCCGGTTGCACGACGTCAAATGGGCACTGGGCCATCAGGGCTTTTGTGATGCACAGGCAGGCCTCTTTGGCGCTGTCACCGAAATAGAACCAGCCCAGGCCATCGGTGAGGCCGTGCTGGGCCAGAATCGTGAGGCCATCGCGGCTGTCAACGTATTCACGCTGGGACACGATCCCGATGACCTCGTTTTCATACTGCTTCCCATACATCAGGAACTGCAGTTCGCCCTGCTTGAACAAGTGCTCCCCGATGTCGATGGATGCGGCAGCGAATGAAACGGTGTAGCCGTCTGCGGTCATCTCGACCCGCACGGCTTTGCTTTCGTCAACGCTGGTGCCGAAGGTAATGAGCTTCATGCGGCCTCCGCGAGCATTTCAAAGTGAAGTTCCACACCTGGGCGCTCGCCGTTGTACGGGAAGACAAAATGCGGCATGTGCGATGGGAAAACAAACGCATCGCCAGGCGCAGGCATTTCCATGTGGTTGATGTTGCCAAACACGCCACTTGCACGGCCGCCAAACAGCAGGTGTGGGTTGTGCAGGCAGAACATCCCCGAGTAGTCGCGCTTGGTGGGGTCAGGCTTGGCCGGGAAATCGAGCCAGAGCACACAGGAGATATCGGCATGTGGCTCGGTGTGAAACGGCAGGTGCTGGCCGTAGCGGAAGATGGATTCGCGTCCGACCATGCTGCTGACGTTGCACTTGAACTCGTCCTCGATGTGCCGTCGCAGACGACGGAAGATCGGTTTGAAGTACTCCGGATACATGAAGTCCAGGCTGTCGCGGTAGGTGCGCGAATATGGAACCTGGTGGTCGTTCAGGCGTTCATTGGCTTTGAGGGCCAGTTCTGATGCCTGAGCGACCTCCGAGGCACTCAGCAGCTTCTGAATGCGCAGCACCGGGGCCGGGAAGATCTTGTTCACTGTGCTCATGTGGCTCCCTGGTTTAGCAGTAGCAATCGCAGTTGCAATTGCAGTTGCAATTGAAGTTGTATTGGGTTCTCCGGACAGCAATCTGGCTGCCGTTGTCCACCAGTTCATCGCGGACAAAAGATGCACTGCCGCAGTTGGAAACTACAGATGTCGCGTTGTTGCTCACTGGACTGCAGTTTCCCGTGTTGCCCGGACAGTTGCCGATGAAACAGTTGGCGATGGTGCTGAAGAAGTAGTCGTGCAGCCAGCCGTAATTGGCGGTCCACATCTGGCCACTGTTGTTCATGTACATGTCCCAGTTGCCATCGGATTTCAGAAATCCCATGAGGCCCTGGTTGTGGTGCAAGAAACGCGTGCCCCAGTCCTGGTCCACCATGTCCAGGTAGTTGGCCGTACTGGAGATCTGTAGGCGCGGCACCGTGAGCGTGCCAGACATGGTGTCGCCCGTCTTGGCCACCCGGCTGGACAGATCGATCGGCACAGTGGAGTTGCCATTCGCATCTGGCCCATTGCCATTGACCGATCGCACAAAGGCCGTGGAGTCCAGGCCATCAAGCTTGTCGGCATCCGCCGCCTTGGCAGTGATGCCCAGGTAAGTGGCGTTGTGGTTGTGGCCCAGCGCGGCATAGGCCGCATCATGGTTGTGCCCGGCCAGCGCAAAGCCGGTCGAGTCAATTCCGTCGAGCAGGTCCGCATTGGCCACCTTGCCCACGGCGGCCGAAAGGTCGATGACCATCTTCCACGTGGCAGGACTGACCACGGTGAGGACATAGAGCTTTTGCTCATCGGTCCTGAAGCACGGCATGCCCTGCTGCAGGTTCACGGTCGGGAATGACGTCCCACTGGAGAGAGACAACGCCGTCTTGTCGTTGTTCAGGATCTGGGACAAGGAGTCCGAGAGCGTCGTGGAGGATGGGATTTCGGTGTAGTTCTGCATTTGGTTTCTTCAGTAACCCTGTGCGACCCAGGAGATGGCCCCGGTCACGCGTGTGCCAGAGGTGTTTTCAAGAACAGCGGTGAAGCCCGTGATGGAGGCCGAACCGAGGATTCGGGGGACGGCGATGGTGGTTCCACCCTTGAAGGTCAGCGTGACTTCGGGCGCCACCCGGAACTGCCGGGCAAAGACCACCGTCACGCCACTGGCAGCCGTGACCACCTGCGCAGTGCCTCGGTCAAAGACATCGGGCACGTCCACCGTGACGCGCAGGCCATCGATGTAGCCCCGGTCCGCATTGCTGGAGGTCAGGATCGCCCGAAACAAAGCCCGCTGGTAGGTGTAGTCGCCCTGGATGAAATCTCGGAAGTTGGAGTACCCGGGGGGATGACCGGACTCCAGGATGTCCATGAAGTCCTGCGCGGTGATCTCGGTGTTGGCCACGATCATGTCGCTGATCACCCCATTGGCCCGGCGCCGGTACTGCTCGGCAAGGCTCAGGGCTTCACTGAGCTTCAAGGTCTGAGCCCGGCGCAGCGCCTCGGCGATGGCAAAGCCCTCACTGATGGCCAGGCGGTAGGCAACCGTCCGGCCCAGGCTTTCAGCAAACGAGAAGGCTTCGGCCACCCGTTTGACCTGCGAGCGGGCCAGCGCATCACTCATGCCAAAGATTTCGCCTTGCGGCTTGGTCATGGCCTTGGCTGACTTTTCTGCAAAGCTCAGGTTTTCTGCGACGCGAAGGATGTAGGCAATGAGGTCCGTGTAGGTCTCGGCCAGCGCCAGCGTTTCGTACTTGCGCAGGGCCAGTTGCCGCGCCAGCCCTTCGGCCACCTGAAACACCTCAAACACTGCCTTGGTGCCGGAGCGGGCGTACTTCTCCGAGAAGGTCAGCGACTCCACGAAACGCAGCACGAAGGCGATCAGGTCGGTGTAGGTCTCCACGAAGTTCAAGGTCTCGAACTTGCTGAGGGTCACCGCCCGACTGGGCTTTTCTGCAAAGGCCAGGGTCTCTGAACTTCGCTTGATGCCCAGTTTCTGAACCAGCTCGGCAAAACTCAGGTCCGTGGCCACGCTCAGGGCGTAGACGGCAGGGTAAGCCGTTGACCAGTTCTTGCCTGCCGTGGCACTCCCCCAGGTGAACGTGCCTGAGGACCAGCTGTAATTGGGCCCCGGGGAGCTGGAGACGTTGACGGTCTCGGCCATCTCAGGCGCCCGATCAGCTCATGGTGAAGGTAAAGACGGCCGTGAGGCTGTCGTCCACCCCCTTGTTCACCACCGGGAAGACCACCCGGTCGAACATGATGCCTGCCGTGGCAGCATTGAAAACGCCCGCTTCCGTGAGTGCCCCGGTGGCGTCGCCCGCCGCGTAGCTGGCCGTGAAGGTGAACACCTTGGTGCCAGCAGTGTGGGCGTAAGTGGCCGCGTTGCGCTTGATTTCGGTGACCAGTGCGGTCTGCGTTGCGGCAGCAGCGGTGGTGCCAGTGCCCACTGCGATCCAGCCCATGACGCCAGGTCGGCTGCCCGAGTTGCCAATCGCGTCGGCCACGAAGTCAAAGCCGCCGTTGACGATGATGTTGTCCTTGTGGACCACTTCGACCTCGCCCGTGGGCTTGGCCAGCACCAGCGTAATCGAGCCTTTGATGCTCATGCCCTCTTCCATCATGGGTCATTCCCTTTCTTTGGGGTTTGCAAATGAAATGGGCGCCACACCTTGCGATGCAGCGCCCGTGTTTGGGGGATTCCCCGTTCAATAAAGCTTGAGTGCCGTGTACCCGGCTGTGGGTGCCAATGCTTTGCTGGCGCATTGCACCTCACCGCCCATCTTTCCGACAAAGAGCCTGCGCTCGGTGGCCGTCTGGCACACGCCCAGGCAGATCCGGTCGCTGACGTTCACGGGGTATGGCACCACGATCCGGTTGAAGAGCTGGTCTTCCAGGAAGAAGGAACCCGCCACCGCATCGAAGCCGACTAGCAGATTCACCCCAGCCCCCGTGGCTGCCCAGATGACTGAGGTGGTGATCTGGTTGGGGATGAACCAGAAGCTCACATGGAAGATGCCGGGGATGCTCACGGCCCAGGAAACCCGGGTCGTGTCCTTGACCAGCACCCCGCTGCCGTAACGCCCGTCGCCATAGCTCACGCCAACGGACTCACCAGTACCCGGGCTTCCATACCCCGACAGCGTCCCGTTGAGGCGCCAGCCATAGAGCTCCCCGGCCTGCAGCGCATCCTCACGCGCCATCTGAAACCGGGCCTCGATGCTTTTAAGCGCACCGTCGTAGGTCCACTGCCGCTTGGCCGCATTGCTGCTCCAGACATAGTTCGCCGTGGACCAGCTCTCCCGGTCGTCCAGCGTGGCCCCGATGCTGGCCAGAAGCGTGTTCTGCGCCCGGTAGCTAGTCGGTAGATTCACCTCGAAGAGGTACTCCGACTGCGCCACGCCGCTGTCCATGCGCAGCACATCCTCACTGTTGACCGACTCGACCGAGGCAAAGTGCTTCACCCCGGGGAACCGGGTGGCCTGGGCATCGATGGTGACCAGCAGGTTGGCATTTTGCGGCTGGGCCACCACGGTAGATACAAAGGTGGCCTCATCCGAGTAGATGCCGGGCGATGCGATCGCCTTGATCCAGAAACTGCGCTCACCGTCAAAACCGGAGGGCAGCGTGAAACTACTCGACTTGACCTCGGCAATGAAGATCGAGGTATCCCAGGCTGTGCCTTCGCGCAGCTCGTAGGCCACCACTTCGGGTTCAGCATTGGGCAGCCACCGAAACTCCAGCCGGTTGGCCGACTGCACCACATCGAACTGCCTCACCGCAGCAGGCGCCAGCAGAGTCAACAAAAAAGTGGTGACATGCTGGCTGTACTTGCCCGAGGTGTCGAACGCCCGAATGAAGTAGTTGTACTGGCCAGATTCGCTTTGGTCATGCACGAGCTGGGTGCCAGCGGTCTGCCCAACCAGAGTACCCGCATCCCAGCCCGTGCCAACGCGAACCTCGTACCCGGCCAGGTCGGCATCGGTATTGGCGCTCCAGCTCAGCAGCAGATCGGTCGTGCGGCGCAGGACCACAAAGTCCTGCACATCGTCCGGGGGCTGCAGCTTGCCCAGGATGGCTTGGCTCAGCGTGACCGAGGTTCCGAGCTTGCCGGACACCCCTACTGCCCTCACCGTGAACACATAGTCCCCGGCTTCGGCGTTGCGGATCTCCAGATAGGTTGCCGAGACTCGGGGTAGCGTGACGGTGTTGCCGCCATTGACCCGGTAGCTCACCTGGTACTCCAGCGCGCCAAAGACCTGCTCCCAGCCCACCTGAATCAGCACCAGCGCCTGATCCTTGACCCGGTACAAGCTCTCGGTCACCACCAAGCCCGTGGGTGCTGCAGGCGTGCTCGAGAGCACCGTGATGTCTCGCGGTTGCAGGGCCAGCCCCTGCTCAATGGCGCCGTACTTGTCCGGGTTGTGGGCCAGCGCCGTGACCTCGTGAATTCCCGGCTCACTTTCGGCGACCTGTACCACCCTGAACAGTTGGACTTCCACCTGCGTGGAGGCCAGCACCCAGATGGCCCCCACCTGAGGGGTCGTGGAAAACGCACTGGTCACGCCCACCATGCGGCCGGACAGGGAACCGACTTGCCGCTCCTCCACCGCCCCCGTGGGCAGCACCACCGAAATCCGCCATGAACCTGCAGGCAGGTCCTGGTCCAGCGTGACGCTCACCGTGGTTGCCGCAGTGATGCGGCCACCCAAGCGTAGGCCACCCCGGCTGCTGTCGGCCACCTTGATGACATCACCCGGACGCACCACCGCACCTTCAAGACCGGTGCGGAAGGTGATGATTTCCGATTCGGACTGCTCCGAATACAGCAGCCACTTGCCCACCCGGTTGGCCTGGCCCCGGGAGGTGCAACCCATGGCCACCACATCAGCCTGCACCACGCCATAGCGGGCAATGCCTGCCATGTCTTCGACGTATTCCACCTTCTGTCGGTAGAAATCATCGGGGTCCACCCAGCTGACCAGAGCAACCGTGTGCCTAGCCTTGGCGGACGACCCTTGGTAGGCGAACTCGCCACCGATGACATTGGCTGCCGTGAACTGGTAGACCGGATCCTGGGGCGCATCCTGCGTCACGGTGATGGCACCGCCAGACCAATAGGCCATGCCCCTAAAGATCGAGGCCATGTCCTGCACCACCTTGTAGGCCTGCTCGCGGCTTTGCAGGTACAGGTTGCAGGTAAAGCGCGGCTCATAGCCGCCCAGGCCATTGGGCACAAGCTCGTCACAGTAGCGGGCCACCCGGTACAGCGCCCACTTGTCCACCTGCGACTCGGGGATGAAGCTTCCCAGCCCGTAGCGGGTGCTGGTCACCAGGTCATAGAAACACCAGGCCGGGTTGTCCGTCCAGGCCACCTTGAAAGTTCCGTCCCAAACCCCGGCATACGAGCGGGTCTCGGGAAAGTAGTTCGAGGGGATCCGAACACGCAGGAGTTTGAGGTCATAGCTGCGCCGGGGGATCGAGGTGAATTGCGAGGCATCCACCCGCAGGGCCATCAAGGCGCTGTTGGGGTAGCGCAGCTTGCTCTCGATGACCTCTGTGTAGGACTCCAGAAACGTCTTGTTCTGCAGACTGGTCTGCGTGGAGTCGGACGTGATGCGACGCAGGCGCACATCCCAGGGACCAGTGCCAGTGAGGGGGATGTAGTAACTGCGCTGGTAACGGGAAGTGGTTTTGCCCGAGACCGTGTCCGAGAGGCCCTGCACAAAACCTGCGCCGTGCGCCTGCACATCGATCGCGTAGCTGACCGAGGTTCCGTTGAGGTCTCCATTGGTGGTGTCTTGCAGCGTCAGGGTCGGGATGCTGACCTTGATGCGCACGGCATCCACGTCCGGATCGTTGATAGTTCGCACCACCGGCTGGTTGGCCTTGCATTCGACCCCCACGGCCACCTCGTTTTCTACCGAGGAGAAGCCAGGGATGTAGCTTTGCTGCTGGGTGCCGGGCCGGGTTTCGAGCGTGACACCGGTGAAGTTGTAGCTGCCGTCCGGGTTCTGGATTGGAGTGTCGTCCAGGTACACCGACTGCAAGCCAGCAGCCAACCCCTCGATTTCTCCTTCGCAGACCAGATCCACCACCCGGGCATAGGCCTTGGAGCGCAGGCTGTCGGGCGCTTCCTGCGCCACGCGGGCACTGCCGCCCCCACCTTTGCCGCCACCGCCTGCGCCAATGATCAATCCAGACTCAGGGGTGTTCATACTGCGATCTCGTCCACATCAATTCCCGCGCTGATCACGGCCGATCCGACGATGAGGCGGCCGTAACCCACGGGTACGGGATGGCCCTGCGCGGTGGTGTTGACCGCCCCGTTGAAAACATAACTGGGCTGGTTCTCAGGCCGCTCAGACGGGTCCTGCGCCTTGGCCGTTGGAGCAATCATCTGGGCCACACCTCCCAAAATCATCGAAGTGCCCACCGAATACAGCGTGGCCTGAGACAGAAACGAGCCTGCTGCGGCCCAGCCCATCGGGTTCCACCAAGACACGGCAATCAGCGCAGCACCCAAAAGAATCTGGCCCAAGCCATTGCCCCCGGCACCGGACACGACCGGCGCAATGGTGATGCGCTGCTGCCCACTGGGCTCGTGCAGCCGCTCCAGGCTCAAGGCCTCACGCCCGGCCAGTACCCGGTAGCCCACCCCGCGCTCACCCGAGGCCACCAGCTCCCGCTCGAATCCGGGGAAGTTGGCACACAAAGCGCGCACGGTCTCAGCCGCTGAAGCCACTGCCATCCTGTGGCGTCGCCCGAAGCGCTTGCCCAGTTCACCGAGAAGAAGGATCGTGACCATGCAGAAGTTCGTGCAAAAGTTGATGTCTTAAGGTGTGGGTGGTGATCTTTAGCCAGTAGCCACCATAGACATCGCGGCTGGAAAGCCTGCCCTGCAGGTGGTGCAGGATGAGTCCGTCGCCCAGGTAAATGGCAGCGTGATTCGGTACAGGCGATGCGACTTGCATCAGCAGGACATCGCCCGGATTCATGTCGGAGGCCTCCACCACATGGAAACCTGCGCCAGCGAAGTTGTCCAAATAGAGATTCCCGCCGCGCTTCCACCACTCGTCAAAGCGTGCGAAATCAGGCAGGTCAATGCCGCGCTCCTGGGCGTACCAGTCTCGGATCAGCGAGTAGCAGTCAAGCACACCATGGGACCATTCGCGCCCGACCAGCGGTGCGACATAGCCTTGCGGGTGCAGCTCAGTCCACTGCGCAGCCGGGAAACTTGCAATGAACCAGGGCAGCGCTGTAGCTTCGCAAGCCACCCGGTCGGCCTGGCTAGGCTCAGGGCTCAAGTTGGGGTGGGAATGAAACACACCCACGATCTCGCCAAGCTGGTCAGCGCGCACATAGTCTTCGGGGTGGATCACGAACTGGTCGGTCCCCACACCGATGTTGCGGCAAGGGACATAGGTCTCCCGGCCCTTGTGAATGACGAGCAGGCCACAGGCTTCGCGGGGAAACTCCCGTGCAGCGTGGGCCAGCGCCAGCGTCTGGTTGGTTTCGAGCATCACCGAATCAACCCCGCTGCAGGAAACCCGCCAAAGGGCAACTCGGCGTTCGCCCCGAAGCGCTTCTGACAGGACACCAGACGTTTGCCACACGCATCTTGCGCTCGGGAGCTCACGGCTTCGTCATTGGCATTGAAGTAAGCAGTGCCGGTGTAACCACATTCAGAGCCACGGTAGAGCCAGGGGCAGACGTTTTGCACGATCTGCCGCCGGGGCAGAGACACTCCTTCCAGATCAAAGGCAGCGGCCAACTCGAACTCGACCACATCCCGGGTTTCACGCGACTTGCGGTCAATGAAATACACATCGTCGGCGAATTCAGCAGTGGCGTCCGCTGTCGGATTGGCCCCAGAAATAAAGTTCACCGCATCCAAATACTTCAGGAGCGTGCGCTTTCTGGTGACTTTGGCACCCACCAGGTCCTGGTAGGACAGGATGAGCGCGGTGATGCTGCCTGTGACGTTGGCCACCTTCAGTTTGGGGCGAGGCACCTGACCGTTGCCGTTGAACTCGAAGCCTTCGGCCTGGATGGGAAACGGCTCGTAGGTGTTGCCCTGCCAGACCACCTGACGGCGCAGCTCATTGGTGCCCGCATGAAACCGCACCACCCCCTCGTTGAAGAGAGACAGGTCCAGCACAAAAAGCTCGATGACCGCGCTCGGGGCCAGCTTCTGAATTTCTGAGGTGATCGCTTGGCTGGTCATGACAGATCAAACACCTGCCGGAAGGTGGCGTGGATGTTT